CTAATCGAGACAGCGTTTATCAACAATTACACTGAAGAAAAACTTTTAAAGAGCGCCACATTTAAGCAGCAGATGTGTCAAGCAATTGCTGACGGTGTTGACGACTATTTTAAACGTTGACACTCATAGGCTTGTCATGTTATAATATAAGTAGAAAGGAGTGATGAATTATGAAACTGAGTATATCAGCAAAAAAGGCACTTGGGGAGGGGGCAACTGTAATCGTAGCCGCAATGGCTACTGCCGGTGCGAATGCCGCAATAAACTACTTTGGCGCCCATCTTGGGGATTTCAGTATCCCGCTATCTTTCCAACCTTTGGTGCTAGCCCTGTTCGCGGCCTTCGGACGGTACATCAGTCAGAGGTTCAAGCATCCAGACCCTCAGTAACGGGATGGGAATTATTGCGTAAGCTGCTCAACATCCCGTTAAGTGCCCGACAGCAAACATTTCATCAGCCCGAACTAACTGTTGATCATCCGAGGGAAACTAAAGAAGATCAAACAGAAAGATTAAGGAAATTAGTTCCTGATGGAGTGGCAGACATGTCAAATTTTCAGGCAAAAGAAAACCCCGATCGCTAAGACCGGGGTTTTCTTTTCGGATGGCAGAGAGCGGAGAACTCTCTACTAATATTATATAACAGATCACGAGGGAGAGTCACCGGTGTCTTCTATTCTTCGAGCATAGACGTCGTCTTCCCTCATTACCAGGTACGTTTTTCTGCCCTCCTTATACTCGACGCCGGCATACATCGAATAAATAACAATATCTCCCACATTTACCTGCAAAGGAATCCTTTCACCATTCTCTGACAGTAAGCCAGGGCCAACAGCAACGACTGTACCCCTCTGTGGAGTCTCGCGAGCTGTGTCTGGAATAATTATTCCCCCAGAAGACACAACTTCAGAGGCGGCAGGCTTAACTACGATTTTGTCTCCAAGCGGCGCAAGCATCATTTTACTTTTCCTCCTTAATAAGTTTGTACTCACCTGTAACAAAGTTTTTACAGGCTAGATCCTCGAAAAGGTCCGGGGCAACTTTAAGAAGCAGGTCAAACATTCGGCCTGCCACCATACGTATTTCCCACTGCGCATGCTTGTCTAAACGCAGCTTAAAAAAGTTGCGCAGGCTTCGGGCGTTCATTGTCACTACCATGTGTGTGGTGCACGCATTAGGTAAAACAAATCTCGCATCTTCTTTAGGGATACCTTTGTCACGAAAGTATTTATACATTTTTGAACATTGCTCCATAAAGGTATGATAAGCTTCTACAACGTCATCTTCAGGATGTTCAAATATTGTAGGTGGCTGTTCATAATCAAAATTTTCTTCGCCGCAATAACGCTGACTCCTTACAGAATATGAAGCCATTCTATGTCGAGTTATCTGCGCAAGAAAGGCTCTACTTACGCCCTCAAACAGGAAAGTAAAACTCGCATGTTCGATAATACTCTCATGTCCCTGAGCAATGCATACTTTAACTTTTGTTTTTGAAGGCTCACTATCATAGCACTGTGACGCGGCAAGAGCACAGACATCTGTAGGACCGGCATAATTATAGGTTTTTGGATTTCCCTGTGTGTAAGCAATTAATTCAATGTTCATTTTTCACCCTCCAATAGTTGTGCTTTAATTTCCTTGAACATTTCAAAATCTGCATTAACGGGTAATGCTTTCATTGTTCCCCAAGAGTATCCAATCTTTGCATCTGCTGCAAACGGGAAATCACATTTTAATGTGCTTTCAGCCGTTTCCTTCATGCAGCCAATAGTAAGCCCTAAGACATATCTGACCACTTCATAATCATCGTCAACTTCTAGGAGAATTGAATCATGCACAAGATTCACAATACTTATTTTTTTATGGCTGCATGAACTTATAAAGTAGTGATTTAAAGCCTGAGCAGCCAGTAAAGTTAGGTCAGAAGCAATAGACTGAATGGCAAAGTTCTTTGCTTCATTTCGTGCTGCCTTTAAATTGCTTGAGGCAATTAAGCCAAATCTTCTGCGGCGACCAAAAAGTGTTTCTAACCTTTTCTTTTCAAAGCGCTCGCAACTCTCCAGATACTTTTGTGCCGTAGGAAGTTTCTCGAACCATTTGTCGATTAGGTCCTGAGCTTCTCGATAAGACATACCAAATTCAAAGACTAACGACTGAGCGCCTCTACCGTAAGCAATTCCAAAGTTAATTGCCTTAGCACGCATTCGTTGTTCCTTTGTAAAGTTCTCGCCGAACATTTGTATGGAGACTTCATCGTGCAAATCTCTACCATTACGATAAACTTCCTTGAGGAACTCATCACCACTAAAGTGTGCAAGAACACGTAATTCTGCTTGACTATAATCAGCTTCCACTAATATCTTGCCCGGAGCTGCATTGAAGATATTACGAATTCTTGCTTCTCTGGGAATGTTCTGTACATTAGGCTCAGAAGAGCTTAAGCGTCCAGTAACTGTACCATGAATTAAATACGTCTGGTGTACGCGTCCATCAGCTTGCGTCTGCTCTAAAATTCCTTTTACATATGTAGAAAGCATTTTTTGAACCTTGCGCAGTTCGAGCATTAAGGTTAAAAATTGTCCGACGATAGTTTCCTTAGATATGGTCTCAAGGAACTTACTTAGAATCTCTTTATCAGTACTCGGTTTGAAACCTCTAGGAGGCTTAAGGCGCATTCTTCGATACATCATCCAGTTTACTTGTTTCGGACTATTCGGGCTGAACTTCTCAGGAGCTTTCTTCGCCCCCGTATCCTTTATATATTTTTCAGGCTCCCAATACTTTCCAACGAGCTCTTCAATGTTTCCAAGCACTCTGGACTCATCGGCTTCAAGCTCGGTTCTAAGGGAATGTATGTGATCTTGATCGATGTGAATTCCTTTAAGTTCAACACCTTTAAGGAATTCAGATGCCGGCATGAGCATACTGTAATAGAGCTTGAGGGCAGTGGAATCTGCTTTTTCAAGGAGTTTCTGGTGTATTTGTAAGGTATAGGAAACATCCTTGGCCAGATATTTGTACAACTGTTCCTTAGGAACATTTCTATAACCTTTGGGCTGATTTACATATTTCTTTACCTCGCTCTCATACTCTTCAGCACCCAACAATTCAGCCGCAAGCTCTTTAAGCCCATGAGTTCCTTTCGTCTCATCAAGTGCATAATGAAGAAGCATTGTGTCCTCATCACAGCGCGCGCTTTCATAGCCCAACAAATGTAAGAATTTAGTATCAAACTTCCCGTTATGCCAAAGCCATCTTGCTCGCGTAAGTAAATGAAACAAAAACTGAAAAGCATCTTTTTGAGTGATCAGTAATTCCTCAGTGATGATAAACACTCTTTCAGGAGCTAGCGCAAGGCCCAAACAAAGCAAGTCATCCTTAAAAGGATTCAATCCAGTCGTCTCAATGTCGGCGGCAATTACGCTATTCGCACTTTTGTCAAAGTTCGCCAAGAACTTTTGAAACCATTCCTTAAACCCTTCTGTGGTAACTACTTCATATTCAGGTTCAATAGGCTTGCGAACGCAGCCTCCGTCAATTAAGCTTAATGCGTATCTAAGATCAGCCAGAAACATTTTGAAGTATGAGCCCGGTGATCTTAATACAGCTGCTGGGTGGAAAGTTGGTAAAACTTCTACATCATAGAAGGCTTGAAAAACCTTACCCCTTGCAGCAGTGATCTTTACTTTAGGATCACTCTTTAAGATCTGTAACGCTGTTGTACCCAAAGAAATAACAACTCCACCAGGTGCACGTAAACGCAAAATCTCTTCATGCAACGAAAGCTGGTCTTCAATAACGTCAAACAGATCAATAACGCTACAATCAGATAAAGCAACACCTAACCGTTTTAAAGTTGTCTCCAACAGCTTAGTAGGCTCGCCATTCTTAAAACCTGAAGATGAATCTGTGACAATTACTACCTTAGAGTTTCTCCGCTCTTCGCTCATCTCTCAACCAAACCTTTCATCCACCGAACATTGCCTTCCACAGTGGGGCAATAAGTCTTGCCTTTCGCGAGGTAATCAGGTTTTCTCTTTGCGACTTCAGTATCCTGTTTCATGGTCCTTCCATCGAGACCAAGCCTTACAGGAACTGCAGAATCAATACCAATGACTCCTGGAAGCCGGCAGCAGTTGATGTCGTCGTTAAGATCATCTGAAAACCCTAACAAGTGCATCGGCTTTTTAAATTCCTGCCAAAGACGAATTATTAAGTTCTTACGCGTTCCCAGATTCTTTACAGTAATTCGAGGAACGCTAAAATAACTAACGGGGATCCTTGCAAGCACTCGTGCACATTCAATGCACTCTTCTTCGCTCTTACCTTGTACCACACCTAAAAAAGCTACTGGGGGGCCAACAGGAGGAAAACAAGTGCTACAGATTTCAAATGCAGCCTCTACTGACATTATTGCCGTCTCTTTTCCTTTAGAGAGTTTATCAGGCAATACAAGTACATTAGCATTCGTAATCCTACAAGCCTCTAAAAGCTGCTCAGGCTTTAAAGGTTCTCCAAGTTCAATTAAGGAGTTATCCATGATCACGAAGTAATCTTTAGGATTTTTGCTATAAATCTTGTAGCAGACACGATTATAGTCCTCTTTCTTCTCGAGCACATCGTGCGCCAACAGAAGATGAAAACTCCCAGCGTAATCGGCCTCTACCATTTTCTCAAGGATATCAATTGGCGCGATGGGTGCAAATCTAGGTTTAAAATCAGCCATGCTTACCATATTCTCCCCCTTTCAAAGTCAATAATGTTCTCAAGATGGATTATAGAATCTTTGAGGCAATCGAGAAATCCGCAATGCACACTGTAGATAATTGAAATAATTGTTCCGCTTGATATTCTCTGTGCGTTTGCGAACTCACGTACACTAATTTTCCCTCCGTGTTTGCGCAGAAGGCGCCTGAGCCAGTTCTGCCTAGCTCTTTCTTCGGTTACACGTTTCAAGTAGTAAAGAGCTTTTTCAAGGTCCTGAACTTTCGTTCCTTTTCTCTTGTATCTGCAAAGATACTTAACTACATTACCTTCGCAGAAGTCGAGCTTCCAATCCAGTATTACATCTATCGGTTGGATATCGCCTTGATAGTGTGGGGGCTTATTAATTAAATCAAGTTGTCCCACATCGACACCTCCTAGTCTACCAATCGCTTTTCCGAGAGCTGTGAAAGATTTTGCAACTTCTTGTGTGCTCGGCAATACTTTACTAATCATATCACAATTTTTTGCAAAATCTTGCATTAGTATTGGGACAGCCATTTCTCAACTCCTAATGAGTGACATTGCTTCTGCTCTTGCTTCGGCAACTGTTTTGAAAACGCCTCGCACAGCCGACGTAGTCGTCAATGATCCGGGTTTCTGCACTCCTCTCATGGCCATACATAAATGCTCAGCTTCAAGAACCACAACCACCCCCAAAGGAGCCAAAGCATCAACGATGCTATCAGCAATTTGAGAGGTG